TACAGGGAGATTGTAAATCATCAATTAGAATAGGATTATTCTACAATAATACAATGGTTAGCTTAATGACATTTTCAAAATTAAGATTGCCGTTACAGAGATTTTCAAAAAATAGAAATAAATCAGATTATTATGAATTGACTAGATTTTGTAATAAAATAAACAATGTTGTTATTGGAGGAGCATCTAAGATATTAAATTATTTTATTAATAAATACAAACCAATTCAGATAGAAACATATTCTGATAATTTAATCTCAAAAGGGGTTTTATATGAAAAGTTAGGGTTTGTTTATTCACATACGTCAAAACCAGGATATTGGTATGTAATAGACGGAATAAGGGAGCATAGATTTAATTGGAGAAAACAAAATCTAGTGAGATTAGGATATGATGCTAATAAAACAGAGGAAGAAATAATGTCTGAAATTGGGTATTATAGAATTTATAATGCTGGTAATAAGAAGTGGGTTTTTCAAGTTAAAAGGCAGTAAATTTTACTGCCTTTTTGTAACTTAAATAATGAAGTATTATCCTCATCTATCTATTTATAGAAATACTTCTTTATATTCATTAGGAGCATCTTCTAAATTAAACACTCTTGCTTTTATTTTATCAATATTATGATTTTTAGCTTTTAATAATCTATGGTGTCCATCAAGAATCATGTAATATTTTCCTTTATTTTTTAATACTATTATTGGGAATTTTAAATCAGACCTCTCACTTCTATCCAATGTTTCTTTATCTATTTTATATTTATGGACACATTTATCAAATATATCTTTCACTGGAATTTCAACCACTGGTACATTATTCTCATCAAGATATTTTATAACATCTTTAATTTTTATTGTTATTTTGCCATCTCTGGATGTCCAAGAAGGTGGTGGTTCATTAGATGTTCCATAATTTTTGATTTCTTTTAATGGTTGTTGTTCAAAATCTTCAAACAACTTAACATATTTTAATTTTTTCATATTTTATAATGTATTTTACATATATATTAATAAAAAACACTTTTTTGTTTTTTTTTTGTACTTTTATTATTTTTCACAGAATACATCGAACTTAGCATATTTGCAAAATCACCTGAAGATGAAAAAATAATTAAACGTTTATTAATAGCTTCGTGTATTAAAGAAATATTGAATATCCGTTACGGATATTCAAAAAAGAAATAGTTTTTAGTGATAAAAAAAGCATCGCTGGAAGATTTTTTTGGGGTTAATCAAAAATAGAGATATGATTTCAATGAAATATTAAACTTTCCCTCTTTTTTTCTTATAATGGAGAGGACGATATGCGTAATATATAATAAAAAAATAACAACATTATATGTCTGATAATAAGAAAGAAATGTCCGAAGAGGAATACCTAAGAAAACATCTAGAGAGTGTAGATAATAATCACATGAATACTGATATATCATTCAACAATGCTAAGCCAGTTGTTGAATCAAGTAAATCTACCGATTTAACCTTTTTTAACTTTGATGCTAAGGAAATGCCATGTGGTAGATATTATCCAACCGGTACAATTATTATGGTTAGACCGGCTCAAGTTAGAGAAATACAGGCATATTCTATGGTTGATGATAATAATTTTTATGATATTGTTGAGAAGATGAATGATATGTTGCAAGCTTGTGTGAGAATTAAATATCCAAATGGAAATTTAGCATCATATTTGGAGTTAAAAGACCAAGATAGACTATTCTTAATATTCATGATTAGAGAAATGACATTTCAACAGGGTAATTCATTGGCTGTTAATGTTAGATGTAATTGTGGAAATGAGATGAAAATTGAAATGAATAGAAAGAATTTTGTTTTCCATGAGATTGATGAGAAGATGAATAAGTTCTTTGATAATTCAACTAGATCATTTAAATTTAAGATTCAGAATGGTAAGGAGTATGAATTGTCACCACCTTCTATTGGTATACAAAAGGCATTTACTGAATATATTATTAAGGAGAATCAGGAAAAAAGATCACCTAATTTAGCATTCTTGAAAATTATACCATTTATGTTAACTGGTAGAAATACTATAACAATTGATGGTATAAAGGCTAAATTGCAAGAATTTGAGAAGATAGATGATATATCATTCCAATTCCTAAATGCTGCTGTTAGTAAAATGACATTTGGATTGAAGGAGTTAAAAGGTATTTGTAGCTGCGGTATGGAGGTGCGCAGTGATATGACATTTCCCAACGGAGCGTCAGGTATTTTCGTTATTCATGATGCCTTTGAGGCATATATTAAAGAATAAGCTTTTATTACAAAAGCACTTTAATACTCAAGAGATATCCATGGATGAATGGCCATATTGGATGTTCGAAGAAAACATTAAGTTGGTTAACGAGATTATTGAAGAGGAAGAAAAGCATAGAAAGAAAGAGGAAGAAAAACAACAATCGAGTATGCCTAACTTTAATGTGAGTTCAATGATGAGAGATGCCGGTAATATGGCTAGTAAATTTAAGAAATAAAAAAAAGAGAGATTTTCATCTCTCTTTTTTGTTTTAAATAAAATTTATTTATTAATATCCAGAAATTATTGGAGGAGTGATAGCGAAGTTATTATCTATATACTCATCAATCCAGTAATCAGCTACGAATCCGGCATCTACACTCCAAATATCACTACCTTCCCAATTAAGAGAAGCACCAGATATGTTTTTAATTTGGCAGTTTTGGAAAGTAACTCTTCTTAGAACAAATCCTTTTTTATCATGTTGATTAACAATGATAGTGCCAATTATATCACTCTTATAGTGAAGATAACCTGTTTGAGAATTCCATACTAAATCATACCATGCTTTTAGGGTATTCCAGTTTTCCATTGAGCCACCGTCATTTACATTAATTTGAAAGTTTATATTAAACTCAATGTGAGTTTGAGCAGGACCAGCTGACATGAAAGCTCTAGTTGAATACTTGAACCTTTGAGTCTTAGTTTCAATAGCTTCTGTTAAGTTAAGATCTATTTTAGTAGCGTTCTCTAATAATAATAGAGGATTTCTACCTTGTGCTTGTAATATAACCGGTAACACAAATGTAATCTCAAACAAGTTAAGATATACTGGTTCTTCTGGCTTTGTACCTGGACCCCCTGGTGATCCTACGTTTGATAAATTGGTAAAATGTGGTAATGGCATTTTATTTTTATTATTTTTTAGTTAATTTGTTTAACAAACTATAAGATATATATTAATTATTTTTATGTCTCTATATTATATATCTTTGCTTTTATATATTATTATTCCAAATAGAATTTTTTCTATTTCTGCAAATTGAAACTTTACTGTTATGTCAATATATAAAAAATAAAATTCATTTAATGAGGGTATTTATAACTAGTGATTGGCATTTTGGCGTTTACCTTAATAATTTAGATAAATGGTTGGATATGATGGAAGACTATTTCTATAATTCTTTTATACCATATATAAAAGAAAATGCCAAAGAAGGTGATATAATGATACACTGTGGTGACCTTTATGATAACAGAACATCAATCCCTATAATAGCTTCATATAAAGCTGAAAAAATACTTCTAGAGCTTTCTAAAATAATGCCGTTACACATAATTGTTGGTAATCACGATCTTTGGAATAAGGGAACAAATGATGTTAATTCTGTGAGATTATTCAATCATATTAGTAATATTCACGTTTACACTGAAACAACATCAATAGAAGTTATGGGTAAGAAGTTAGTACTTATGCCTTGGGTTGAAAATAGATTAGATATGATTAAGGAAATTAAATCTAATCCAGGTGATTATTTATTTTGTCACTCTGATTTGAATGGGTGTAGAATGCATTTAAACTCAGTTGCTCATAGAAATGCTGATAAGATTGATGTTGTGGAGTTTAGTGGATATAAGCATGTATTTTCTGGACATATACATATACGTCAACAAAATGAGAACTTTTCTTTTGTTGGTTCTCCTTATCAAATGGATAGAAATGACATGGGTGATCAAAAGGGTATCACTATACTTGACCTATCAACTGGTAAAATTGATTTTGAACCTAATAAATATTCACCGGTATTCAGAAAGTTTTCTATTAGAACCGAAGAAGACGTTGATAGATTAGATGAACTAAAAGACACTAAGGATTACATAGATTTATCTATTTCGAATAATTTATTAGTTACTAATAGAAAACTTCGTAGAAAGCTAGAGGTTATGCTTGAGAAAGGTAACTTTGCTTCTGTTGAGTATATTGATGATATTGTGAGTGAAGATACAACTGAAAATAATGAGTCTATTGAAGTTAAGGAAGATGAATTAGATGTCTCTATACAATTTGAATATGAAGAGTATATTAAAGAATATATCCTTAGACAAAAGTATGATAATGATAAATTCAAGAATGGTGTTCTTACTGAATATGATGAGATTGTTAAGATATTTAATGAGAACTATAAATCTAAGACAGATTAATGATCGACTACTTATTTGAACTAGAAAGTAAGAGATATCCGTTTTATAATGTTATTAAAATAGATGTAATATCTAATGAGAATGGTATTATAACTTATAGAGTTCTTATTGATTCTAAATTTGAAACAGGTAAGTGGATAAAGCAGGAACCAACAAGAACTATTAGGTTATCTGAATTAGTTGCTGAAATGAGAGATGAGAAAATTAAAAAGATATTAGAGTGATTTCAAAGCTTTTGTATCCTTATTTTAAGATCACCGGTTCCTTTTATTATTCTATGATATACACCTTTTGGTATAAATATTTTACCATCAATTTTTTTCGGAAGATCATCATCTATTTGAAATAACCAATCTGTTTCGCCAATCGATTCGATTATTCTATCTTCAAAATCTCTGTGCCACATAAATTCTCCGGAATCTGTTTCTTGCTTAAATTCTCTAATAAATATATTTTCTGATAATTTAGTTTCGGTAAATGGTAGGGGTATCATTAAAAATCTTTAAATTTTATAATATCATCTCTAAGCATGCTCATGAATTTATCTTCAAAATATTTTGTGTCTTTTTTATATCCTGATTTACTTTCATCATTCGGGTCTTTTGTCCATTGATACGACCAAAATAAATCGGTTGGTGTTTTAAATCCAAAGAAAGAAAGCACTTTCTTTTCCAAATCAATAGCTTCATTACCATTCCAGTTATGTCCGACAGAGATAACACCTGCTTCTATATCTTTTATAATATTACTCTCACCTAAAGTTTTATGTCTATTTTCTAACCAGGTCAATCTTTCGATCAATTTAGTGTAGATTGAATTCATCTTGCCCCATCTTATAGATCCAAAAAATAAAACCACTTCGGATATTAATAATTCATTTACAATTTTATATAACTCATCATCTGAATTGTTATAAGATGCCCAACATCTATGCTCACCGGTTTTATCTTTATTACCCTTTAATAGAGCCTCTTTCACACCACAACTATTTCCGTTTTTACCACTAACATTTCCTTCACATACATGTATATTTAGCTTAGAAACGTCAATTATAGTAACATTATTCTTGCCAAGATGTTCCCGCATTTGATAAGCTATTAATGATGATTTAGGTAATTCATCATGTCCTTCCCATCTATTAGATGTTAGCAGGAAAAGAACTTTTTTCTTTTTCCTTAAATGACTTA